GGCTAACCCAACCTCAGATGGCGACGAACGGCGATCAGGCCCTTTGGTCTGAGTAACCGGGGATCAGAATCTTGCTACCGCAATGCGGTATCCAAGTGCTGACAACCCTAAATCTTAATTGAGGAAGCATTATGCAACCAAAATCAAGTAAGATCTCTAAGAGATCTTCAGGTCGTAAGACTAAGAGCTCAAGGCGAATAGCACCGCACTCCGTGTGGAGCTTTCGTCCCAAGTTGGAAAACGAAGCAGTAGTGCTTCATTCTATACTTGGCATTTATCCAATTTCCTTTTATAAGGAAGTGGTAAATGATGTGCGGAATTTGATCACTCGATTAGTACAGAACCATGGTTTTAACGATGGTCCTGCAAGGTATAAGACAATTATGAATTATACCATAGAACTAATCGAAGGTCGGAATCCGGAAAATCCTGGGTGGTTAGCCACCTCGGATAGTCATCGGATCCCTTCTCAACTTGGTATTAATTTTATCAAGTTGATAGCTGATTACATGGAGAACACTGAGGTTTCATTGAAACCGAAGTACTACCAGGTAATCCTCACCACTTTGAACATTGTTCGTATGGTAGAAGGCCTAGTAGATCCGGATTTACAATCCATCACTACTAAGTCTAAGCCAATTGATCAAGATCTTCTTGATGAATTCAGCGACTATGTTGCTGAATCATTGGAAAACGTTAAGAAAATTGATGATAACATCAATTTGTTTAACGTCCGCTTTAATTTAAAGAAAAGCGGTCCAAATGGTGTTCCCAAAATTGAGAGCGCCACTCAAGAAGCAGTTGCCTTGTTAAATAGTGTATTAGCACGTCCTTTCAAAATAATTTGTCAGGAACTTAATTGCGAATACCTATATAGTTACTTAGAATTACTTGTTAACAATGTTAACAGTGACCTGGGTAACTCGACCAATCAGTCGGAGGTACGTCAAACTACAAACCTAAGAGTTTTGGCGAGGATACCAGATAAGGGTTGTAAAACCCGAATGGTAGCCATCGTTGATTTCTGGTCACAGCTTATACTAGAACCTATTCGGTCCTATGTACAATCTGTGATAGAATTAAAGTTCGGTAAAACCGACTTTAGGAAAGACCAAGATCTGGGCGTAGCCCGGATGGTGGAATTTCAACAACGATGCCTCGATGGAGATGTCATAACTAATAATGGTAAAACCATTAAGTTAGATCCAAAGGATCTATACTTTTATGATATCTCGTCTTGGACAGATAGATTCCACCGTGACCTTCAAAAGGTCGTGATGAGAAAACTTTTCTCTCCAAGATTAGCAGAAGCATGGGGACAGTTAACTGTCCACTGCAACTGGTACTATCCTAAACTTGATCTTACTTTAAAGTATGGTCAAGGACAAGGAATGGGTACCAACGGAAGTTTTGATATTGCGACCTTAACCGATCACTTATTTATAAATTATATTATAGATAAGAAAACTAGTATTTCGGGAATATTCCCGAATAACCAGTGTTACGGTAAGGTGGGTGATGACCTTTGGATCTATGATCCAGAACGTCAAATCCCTAAGTATTATGAGATGATAAATCTTCCCATAAACTTAAGTAAATCAAAAGAGTTCGTTAACGGAAACTCAATTGCTGAGTTTTGCGCGCGAACTTTCCTTAACGCTACTGATGTCTCTAGGATTAGTCCTGGAGTCATTAGTAAAAGTAAGGATTTCCGCTACATTCCATTACTATTAGGAATTTGTAGTAGTCGCGGTATCCAACTGGATGCCACGTCCTTTGAATCTCTTAGTCGTATGACTAAAGAGGACAAAGTAAGCTACCTGGATAAACTGCAAGATTGGTTAATCTCATATCTACTGATTGCTCAGTACGAACCTAGTTCGCAATGGCAATCATTAGATATGGATTATCTAACAGCGGGTAATTGGGTGAAAGGAGAACTGATAACTCAGTTCTTCCAAGATCCCAAACTTCGATGTAGACTATTGATTGCTTACTCTATAGTAACAATCTTAGAAAACAAAGAAGACATCCAGGATAAACTCTTCGACTTGGTTGACGCTATGGATGATTACTCAGATGAAATAATTGATCTGTGTAACCCTGACACCAATTTATTTGATGTCAGTAATCCATATTATGCGACAGCCTTAGAAGCATGCGGAGGTGAAATATTGACACCAAGACAAATAATTGTCTTTGGTCGATATGTTGACCAACGCATAGCAATTCAGGATAAGATCGTAGATCTCACCCTTGAGTTGCAATTTATAAAAGATCCAATGGATATTTATAAATACTCTAAGGAGATATCAATACTTGCCCACAAGTCATGTTATGACGGTGGTAACATTAATTATAATGTAGACCGAGTAATCGGTACACAGTATAAAATTGTTAAAGTATTGAAAGCCATGGATGAGGATTATACAATCCTATCCGGGCTAAGTCGTGAGCAACTTCGAAGTCTTTGGCAGGACCTGCCATACGACGAACTTGCTGAGAAGTGGGAAGGATTTATGCCGACATTGTCGACATAAATAAATCCGGACTCCTCCATGAGTGTTCAATAATATTGTACAACATAGTTGTACTATATTAAACACTCAAGCAGAGTCAAGACTGCTTAAGGTCTTATTAGTGTTTC